GGCAGCACGTTGCAGGCCAGCGGCCTCGTCATCGAAGACGCAGTGACCGCCTTCACCAGCGTCACAGGCGATGCTGGCACCGACATTATCACGGCCACAGGCTCGGCCTTCGCCAACGGCCAGCGGGTGCGCTTTACGGCCTTGACTGGCGGCAGTGGCCTTAACACCACGACGAACTACTTCGTCATCAACGCCAGCGGAGCGACCTTCCAGTTGTCCACCACGGACGGCGGCTCGGCCTCGCTTTTCACGACCAACATCACGGGGGCAACCCTGCTCACGGGCCATGCCGTGCAGACATTGGTGCGCGTGTCCAATGTCGCCAGCGACACCAATTCGGCGCTGGTGGTAAGCCCTAAAGGCACTGGCGCGTTTATGCTGGGGCCGCAGCCAGACGGAAGCGCCACGGGTGGTAATGCCAGAGGTATTCAATCGGTCGATTTGCAGCTAAACCGCACTGCGTCAACGCAAGTTGCTTCGGGTGAATACTCATTTGCCGTGGGCCGCACCTCTACGGCAAGCAGCACGGATGCGATTGCGATGGGACTCGGTGCGACTGCGTCAACATTTGGGGGCGTGGCTATTGGCCGTAACAACGTGGCCTCATCGAATGACTACGCAACTTGCATCGGCGGTGCGTTCAATACGGCATCTGGCGAGTCGGCAATCTGTATTGGGGGAAGAAGCACCACTGCGTCTTCAGCCTATTCATCTGCGCTCGGTATTCGCGCTGTTGCCAACAGATACGCACTATTGGCGCACTCTGCTGGCTTTTTTGCCGCAGACGGAGACGCGCAGGCCATCCGCGCCGTCCTGCGCTGCAAAACCACTACCAACGCCGCCGTCGAGATGGCGCTGGATGGCAGCACCACCTATCTGACGATTCCCAGCGGCAAGGTTATTTTCTGCAACATCAAAGTGGTCGGCGTTTCTTCCACGGGCGCAACCGTTGCCACGTTTGAGCGGCAGTATGCGGCCAAGAATGTGGGGGGAACCAGCAGCGAAGTTTTCGCAGCAGTCACCATCGGAACGGACAGCGCAGCAGGCACCTCGCTGGAAATCGCCACAGTGGATGCAGGCGACTATATTCGCGTCCGCCCGACAGGGCTTTCGGCAACAATTTTCCGCTGGACGGCCAGCGTGGACGCCGTGGAGGTAGCTTATGGAACCTAATCAAATGTTCACAGTCGGCCTTGTGCCGAGCCAGCAACTCGTCAGCCTGCTTACGGATGACGAAGGCAACTGGCGCGATGTGCCAGAGGGCGAATCCGTAGTGCCGCTGGTCAAAATCCCGAAGCCCGAACAAGGCTCATGGGAGCCAAGCGTTGTCTGGTTTGAGGATCGTGTGGAGCGGCAATGGGTGGCAGGAACGCCTGCGCCGTTGCCGACAATCACCGCCGAGCAAGCCGTCAGCCAATACTTCTCCCCCTACCAGACGCTCGCCCTCCAGCGTTTTGAGATGGCCCTGCTCCAAGCAGACAAACCCCTCGGCCCGAAGATGACCGCCTGCAAGACATGGCTGGAAGGCGTGATGCTTTCATGGGCCGCATCCCCGACACCCGCACCAGCGGAGAGCTTTGGAAGCCCTGCGGCTACGTTTGAAGAGGCGAGTGCGGAGGCTGTTGCCGAACTAAGCGCACAATGAGGACAGTAACTCTACAATCTATCTTGCTCCGCGCATGGCAGCGTGTCGGCAACGACGCCAGCACCATCGACGCCATCCCATCCGGCGCCAAGACCATGATGGTCGCCGCCGCCAACGAACGCATCGCAGACTGCTGGGAATGGGCCGACTGGCCTGAGCTTATGCGCGTCGAAGAACGCACCGTCGAAGGCAACGACACCACCGGCTACTTCATCCCCTACGAGCAAACCGGCGAGACCGCCATGGGCGAAGTCTTCGGCGTCCTCCGCGACAATCCTGCAACCCACGTTGCCCCGCGCCAGATTGGCTACACGCTCCTCGGCGACAACGTGCGCTTCCCGCAAGGCACCGACCTGCCAACCACCGTCTGGGTCAACTACCGCATCCGCCCGACCGAATACTCCGCGAGCAACCTTTCCGCGACCGTGCCCGCCGTCATCGCCAAAGCAGTCGGCTATCAGCTCGCCTCGGATTTGCAAATTGAGGACGGCCAGTTCGACAAGGCTCTGGCCATGGAACAGCTCGCAGAAGCCGAGTTAATCTCACAGCGCGACAAATATTACTTTCAGCAAGGCCAACCATCCACATGGACCGCCCGCGTCAACCAATACTAACCAACCAACACTATGGGATTCCCTAATAACAAAATCACCAACGGCCTGAGCGGCGGCAACTACATCGCCGACACCACGGCCCGCACCGGCGACTGGCTCGCCGTCCAAGTCCTCGCCGACGCCAAGTTCCACACGCTCACCGGCAACATCGCCGACATTGCGAACACGACCGACGCCAGCGCCCCAGTCATTCCGGCAGGCACCATCCTCTTCGGCAAGTTCACCGCCATCGACCTGCACAGCGGCCGCATCATCGCCTACACCGCCTAAGAATGATCCTCGCCCCGACATTGTCGCTCTCCGCTGGGTCCGGCGCCGCCATCGCGCGCCCGACCTTCAGCCGCGACTTTGCCGGGGAAAAGACCTTAAACAACGGCACCGGCCCCGCGATCACCTTCACCCGCGCCAGCAACGCCACCTTCTTCGACGCCAACGGCACCCTGCAAACGGCCGCCAACGACACGCCACGCTTCGACCATTCCGGCGGCAGCAGCTTGGGGCTGCTCATCGAGGAGGCGCGGACGAATAGCATCCGCAACTCGCAGGCTGGTGGTTCGACGGCTGGGGTGATTGGGAGTGGTGGGGTGATGCCGACGAATTGGATCTCTGGAGCAGCAATGGCCACCAATGGACTGACTGTAGAACTATTGGGTTCTGGGACGGAGGGCGGCTTAAATTACATTGACGTTAAAATAAGCGGCACTCCAACCGGCAACGGTGATGGGGTTTTTGCAGGGGAAGCCGCTACAGTCGTGTCTGGATTAAGCGGTCAATCGTGGACACATTCAATGCATGTCAAACTTGCTGCTGGAAGTCTCACCAATGTTACGTCTGTTCAGTGCACCGTTCAAGAGCGCAGCGCCGCAAACGCTGTTTTACAAACAACCAACGCAGCGTTCACCCCAACCAGCGCAGCACTACCCACCCAAAGAGCAGTTGCTACAAGAACGCTCACAGACGCGTCAACAGCGCATGTTTATGGCTTTATCCGCATCAATTACGCCTCTGGCAACCCCATCGACCTAACCCTCCGCATAGCCGCCCCGCAGCTTGAGCAAGGCGCCTTCGCCACGTCCTACATCCCGACGACCACCGCCGCCGCCACCCGCGCAGCGGACAGTGCGGTCGTCACGCCGATCTCCAGCTTCTATAATCAGAGCGAGGGGACTTTGTTTGCGGAGGTTCAGCGAGACACGCTGAACACCAACTTAGTTACCATAGCGTCGCTTGACGACAACACGCTCAACAATCGCGTTGCAATGGGCCTCCAAGGCGGCTCCGGCCGCAGGATGCGCGTAACCATTGTGACGGCTACAGCCAGCCAGTGGGACGAGTTTAATGCAGGAAACTCTTCTGTGTGGCCGACAAGAGTAATCGTTGCATACAAGGCGTCAGACTTCGCGGCGACAGTGCAGGGTGGCGCGGTTGTATCTCAAGCATCTGGCACGGTGCCAACCGCAACGCATCTTTATATTGGCAACCGTGGCGGCAGCGCGCTGCTGGCTAACAGCCATATCCGCCGCATCGCCTACTGGCCCCGCCGCTTGAGCAACAGTTTGCTCCAACAACTCACGACGTAACATGAAGGACTTTCTCTACAAATTCCCCGACGAGCAGACGGCCCAGACCGCGCTGGCCGATTACTACGACAGCGAGACCGGATGGAAGACCAGCGGAGAAGACTATGCGCTTGATCCGGTCGGCATCCTCACCGACACCGACAACAGCGACCCCGAGAATCCGGTCAGCACGCTGCTCGACGGCTGGCACCTCAACCTCCGCGTGACCGACGACCGGCCCGATCCGGCACCGGCCTACAGCGTCACTCCGACCCAGCAGCGGAGGGTGTGGCTATGACTTCGTGGCACTATCACATGACGACGACAGAGAAGGGTGTTGTCGGCACCGTCACATCCATTGGCTCGTCTGTCTTTTCTATGTTGCCACACCTTGAAACAACCCTGCGTGTTGCAGGTCTTTGCATCGGTATTTTGGTCGGCTTGGCGACTCTTGTGAGCGTCCTGCACGACATTCAAAAGAAACGGAAGGAACTGAAATAATATGAGAAACTGGAAAACGAACCTGCTCGGAGCACTCACTATCATCGCCAGCTTGTCCACGGCCGGACGCGAATTTCTGGCCAGCGGCACAATCCCTGACCTCGGCCTCGTCGGCGCAAGTCTATTGGCCGGATGGGGATTGCTGATGGCGAAAGACCACAACGCCCGCCTCTGACTCCATGAGCCACGCCCGCGCCACAAAACTCATTGCAGTTGCGATCCTCGCCGTGAGCTGGGCTGCTCTTGCGGCTGGGTGCGTGACGGTCGGCTATGACTTCTTGAAGCAGCAGGCCACCGTCACCGTCAACCCGCCGCCTAAAGGCCACGCTAAGTAAGCGCATGTGGAAGTGGATCAAGAATCTGTTTGGCAAAAAGTCCGCGACTGGCCCAGCGCCAGCCTCGCCGAGCTTGCCATACGCATCCACAACCGTCTCCACACCCGCCGCGAGCAAAGCCTACGACGAACGCCGTCTCAACACCCCGAACAAAAGCGGCAGACCCATCACACCGACCATGATCGTCCTGCACCATACGAGCGGCAGCTATAACGGCTCCGTCTCTTGGTGCGTGAACCCTGAGAGCAAAGTGTCCTACCACGTCATCATCGCCAGAAACGGCAACCGCACCGTCCTCGCCGACGATACCGCCCGCTGCTGGCATGCAGGCATCAGCTCATGGCAAGGCGTTCCCGACTGCAACAGCTACAGCCTCGGCGTGGCGTGGGACGGCAATACATACGAAGACCCGCTCGGTGAAGCGGCCATGGACAGCGCCATCCAATACATCGTGCCCCGCATGAAGCGCTGGCACATCCCCATGTCCCGCATCGTGACCCACCAGCAGATCGCCCCCAATCGCAAGAACGACATCAGCCCCGCCGACGCCGCGCGGTTCAAAAGCAGGCTCAAGGCAGCGCTCAACTAATGGCATTAGAATCTCCAGTCCAACGCGACGGCGACAACGGCTTCATCGGCTTCGCCAGCCGGTTAAACCCGCTCACGCTACCGGCAGGCATGCTGCAAGACAGCGTCAACATGCGCTTGGATCGCGGAGTCGCGCAGACTCGCAAAGGATCAAAGCGTCTTACGGACAGCATTGGAGTCACAGGAGCACCACTGACCTTGGACTTCGTTTTGTCACCAGCGCCCAACGAGCCAATCGTGCGCGACACTTACAGCGGCGGGCTTTATGCCGCCGGAGTCTTTGCCTCGCAGAACTACGACAATGCCGCTGAATACATCGTCATGGTCGGCGCAGACAGCACAACGCTATGGAAGCAAAGCGGAACGACCACGCTGACTTATCCGACATCTCCGAGCGAGACAGTCGAAGCGACCGACACTGTTAGCGTGGTGCAAGCATTTGATCGCGTCTATGTGCTGCGCGAGGCCGACAGAACGGTGAGCGGATGGGAAGAAAAGCTCACCACTGCTTCAGGGATTACTGTCAGTTCTACCACGGCGACCGTCAACGTCACCGCCCATGGCTATCCGGTTGGCGCCCGCGTCCGCATCGAAGGCAGCACGACACCTGCCTTCGACGGCCACGAATACGACATCGTCAGCAGCTCAACCGACAGCTTCACCATCACCGTCCCCAGCGGAACCGCAACGCACGCAGTCGCCGGAATCAAGGTTCGCCGCGTCAAGGCGCCTCTGTATTGGGCAGGAAGCGGATCTGTCTTTATTCGCTCCACTGCGGGCGTCCCAAGCGAGGGCGCCAGCTTCACGCGCATGCCGTCAACCGGATGGGCAACCTATTTCAACAACCGCCTCTGGATCGCCAAGACCCGCGACACAGTCGGCATCAGCGATGTTCTCGAGCCAGATTTGTTTGATCCTTTCTTCAATAGCTTCCGCGCAGGCGCAGGCGGCGATGACCGCATTGTTGCCATCCATCCGTGGGTTGAAGGGCAGGCGCTGGTCTTCTGCCGCAAGTCCATCTGGCTCGCCACGCTCAATCAATTCAGCAGCA